ACGCAACTGGTTGCTCAAGGTCGGCTTCCGGAGCAATTTCCATTGCTTCGTCTTCCTTCTCTTCATCACCTTCGTCGTCTCCAGCGTCCATGTCCATTTCCATGTCATCTTCGCCTTTGTCGTCGTCACCTTTTTCGTCACTCATCATAGTGTCGAATTCAGCTTTAAGATCATCAAGAGCATCTTCTAGGTCAACAACTCTGTCTTCTAAGTCTTCGTCGTCGCCTTTATCTTCTTCACCTTCACCGTCTTCGATGTCAGCAATCATGTCATCAGCGGCATCGCCACCCATGTCATCATCACCTTCAGGTGTAATTTGGTCTGCAAAGTTTTCTTCAACGTTTTCGTCTTTTTCTTCAGTAGCTTCGTCAGTTTTTTCGTCTTCGTCAGTAGCTTCTTTAACGTCTTCGTCTTTATCAGCATCTGCTTTTTCTTCAACTTTGTCATCAGCATCGTCTTTTGATGCTTCTTCAACTTTGTCTTCGTCTTTAGCGTCAGCTTTTTCTTCAACTTTGTCGTCTTCTTTAGCATCTTCTTTAGCTGTTTCGTCTACTTCAACTTCAGCTGTGTCGTCTGCTAATAGGTTTTCGTATATATCGCGTGATTTCTCAACAACTATTTCGTGAAATAGCTCTTCAGCACCCGCTTTGTCTTCAGCGATTAACTTTTCAAGCATCGCTTCAAATTTAGATTGGTTTGCCATTTTTTCTCTCCTATTGTTTAGATATGGTAAGGCTGTCACTTGTATTTAACAATTTTGAAGAAAAGTACGTAGATATAGGCGTAAATGCGCCGGTTTTACATTAAGATTGTAAAATCTTAAAGTTTTCCATGAATTCTGTCACTGTAACGTGTTTAAAGTTGGTTAATTGCGTTAAGTTGTCTGGACAGTAATCCTCTTTGTTCTGTACTACTCGTATATATCTCTTTTGAGGATTTTTCTGACAAACGATACCTGTCTGTCTGGCCCAATTACCGTGGTATGTAGCAGGGTCTATAGATTTTTTATAATTTTCTGTATCTGCATATATGTTATTAATAAGTCCGCCCTCGCCATTGTGTTCTTGTGCATCTGTACCTTGAAAATCAAAGCCTAGTATGTAGATGGTATTGTAGTCGTGTAATCTAGGATTGTTTTCGTCACCATATGTAGCTAACCACAATGCTGTAGGCCCACTGCTCCAACCCAATGGCTCCTTAAAATAATTAAATTTATGGTAGCTTTCGTACATTTTGTTAGGGTTAGTCCATACTTCATGGTTATATTGCCACTTGCGTCTGTTTATTTCGCTGATCATCTTTGTATCAACAGCAACTAGATAGTCTGGCTCAAAGTCTCTGTAAACTGCGTTACAGGCATATATCTTGCCGTGCTGTTTAAGTGCTTCTAATGGTATAGGGGTTCTTGATTTTCCGTTACCTATTACAAAGGCTATGGACATTTAATTCCTCGTAAAGTTATACTGCGCCTTCTTCTGCGTTAGCGGCCAAGCCGTACATCTGTCGAACAAAGTGCAATTCTTTTTGTTGTTCTTCTTTATGTAGTTCACTTGCTTTACGAATTTTGTTGATCTGACGTAATGTCAATCTTGTTTTACGTGTGTCGTCTTTTGTGACAATAGAAGCGTCATAACTTGGATCGTAACCCTTGTCTTCCATTGGTTCCAACGTTTCTTTGTCAAAATAAAATAGTTCACGTAGTATCATGTTAGTATTTATGCTGGAGGAGGTGTAGTTCCACCGCCTGGCGTACCTCCTGTTGCTGTGTCTGGAGGAGTAGCTGTTCCGCCATCTACTGGTGCTGGTGCTTCTGCATCTGCGGCAACGTCTTCACCTGCTCCTTCTCCTGCCAAGTCTGCTGACATACCTGCACTTGAAATACCTGCGCCTCTTAATTCACCTGCGGCATCAGTTGGTGGAGGAGTAATGTTTTCATCATTCTCTTCTCTCCATAGTCTTTCGTTTTCAGCAAGTTCCTCTTCAGTCATACCTAAGAAACGTTTCAATGCAAATCTATTAGAGATATAAGGTATAGCACTCATCTGTGTATACGTTGGTACTCTAGCATTGTCAATTTCGCTTTGTCTGTATGATGCAAAGTTTTGTGGTGGTTGGAATCTTAAGTCAAACATAGCAGTATCAATGTTAAGTCCTTTTTCAAGTAAGTAACGTTTGAACTCTTGACTAAATTCCTCTACTACTAAATTTTGTAGTCTTTCACAATATGTGTTAAATCTTAATTCTTGAATGTATGCTGTTCCTACTCTACCATCTTGGAACTGTGTAGCACCATCATCTGGACCTGTTGGTAAGTATGAACTTGGAATACGTAATCCTCTAACAAGTTTGTTAGTAAAGTATTTAAGATCATCAATCTCACCTAAGTTAGTACCACCTGGTAATGTTTCAACCTTAGAACCTCTACCTTCTGCTGTTTGTGGAAAGAAGTAATCTTCGTTAATAGATAATGGATTGTATGCACTATCAATAACGTTTTGTCCGCCACCTGTTGCACTAGGTATACGTCTTTGGTGTATATCTGTTTTAACACGTTCTACAAATTGCATTGCCAAGTGTGATGGCATATTACCCACGTCAACGTAGAATACTCTACGTTCTGGTGCTCTTTGTACACGATAAATTATAATTGCATCTTCAAGTAATTCTTTTTGTTTGTATACTTTAAATATACTTTCTAATAAGCTGTTACCAAATGGAAAGTTATTATCAAGTCCTTCACTTAAACTTAGATGTACCATGTTCTCAGCATCAACGGCAATTTCCTGTACGTCTTTTTGAAAACGTCCACCGCTCATTGATTGATTAGGAGCACCTACTTGTCCACGAACTGAACCTGTTAAGTATCCACTTCCACCACCTGTAACGTTACCGTTTGTTTGATGTGGAGTAGTTGCTACTGCATCTTTGAAGTTTAAGTTTACATTTTTAACAATGTATTGTTCTGGTGTTTTACCTTGTGATTCATTTACAATTATACGTGAAACGTTTGCTGGATCAACATGAAACCAACGTTTAGTTTCAGGATCTCTAATGAAAAAAGCATCACCATATTTAAAAACGTTACGTAATATACGAAACATTTTTGTTTCAAAATTCTGTATCTTACACCATTGTTGTAAGTATAATTTAAGTGTTTGTACTTCTGTGTTAGTTGCGTCTTGTTTATAATCAATAACAAATGGTGATTGATTTGATTTATTCTTTTGACTTGTAAATTCTGCTAAAATGTCTAAGGCCGCATTAACTTCTGAATCTAAATCCATTGTGTTATATTGTCCATAACGTTCAACACGATTTGGACTACCAACATACACGTCTGGTAGATATGAAGAATAGTTAGCTTGAGCTGGACCCATTCCGTTGTTAGATGTACCACCTAGTGGAGAGTAGTTTCCTGTGCCACCTTGGTCAGTATCTACTGTATTAAAATATCTTTTCCAACTCATAAATTATCCTTATACTGTACCGTCTGCTACTATTTGACCGCTTCTTGTTTGTTTTCTCAACTCAACTAGCATCATCTGTACACTATTATTTAACTGATCTAGCTTATCTGCGGCACCCTTCTGGCCTTCACCAAAACTTGTAAAGTTGCTTACTAGATTTGCTTTGGTTTCAGAATCCATTTTACTGTATTCTTCTTGGTATTTCATCAACTGTTTTGTTAATTCTGAAAGTGATTTTGAAACACTTTTTAAATTGGCTCCGTCCATTGCTTCAATAAAGTTAGCAATACCTTGTAATCCATCACCAATTGCTTTTAGTCCTGCACTATCTACATCTGCAAATAGTTTAACATCTTCTGCTAAATCACTTAAACTTCCTGAACTTCCACCAAATAAACTACCTAATGCTTTACCAATACTGTCAAGCACACCATCTCCTGTAAATGCACTCATACCTTTGTGTAAACTTGTTAGTGCAGGTCCTACTGCGTGTAAGTTTTGTGGATTAATACTTTCAAATTCTCTAACGCCATCTGCTAGGTTTTTGAATGCACCACTTCCAACAAAGTTTGCAACAAAGCCTCCTTTGGCAAGTTCCATAATTGGGCCTGTAAGTTCTTTTAATCCTCCGCCTACAAGTTTTAATTGTCCTGCGTCTAAGTTTTCAAATTCTTTTACACCTGCGGCTAGTTTACCAACACCTTCAGTAATACTGTCTATCAACATAGATATACCACCTGCGGCTACACCTATTCCTGCAAACGCGGCTCCTATTGCTAATAGTCCTGGAGATGCCGCCGCGGCTGGTGCCGCCAATGCCCCTAAGGCTAATCCTATTCCACCAAGTATAACTGCAAGTCCAACTCCACCTATGACTAGTTTTGTAGCAAGTCCGCCCAAGCTATCCATAAGCCCGCCAAATATTCCTGAACTACCCGCGGCATCGTCCTTACCTGTACGTTTCTTAGCATCATCTTTTGATTCTCCGAACAGCAATCTTTTAATAGGTGCAATAACATATTTGTCTAATACATCTGAAAACTTCATAGTCTTTATGTCATTGAATAAATCAGTTAAGAAATCACTTATCATCTTAACACCATTTTTAAGTTTTGTTACACCGTCGCCTGTTGTAAAGTATGCACCAAATTGTGCAAGTAAATCTGTTACCTGTTTGAATACACCACTATTAATAAGTGTACCAAGTATCATGTTTCTTAAATTAACGATAGTTGATTCAAATGCCGCTAATCCTTTTTCACCTGATTCCATTGCTTTCTTTTGTGCCCTTTGTGCCTCTTCTACGTCACCTGCAATTTTACCAACCTTAGCCATGTCAAGCATAGCGTCAAATATTCCAACGCCTAATGCTTTGAAAGTAGATATGTTTCCGCCTTGTGCTTCTAGTTCGTCTTGCATTCTTGCACTAGCACCCTGCATAACTTTAATAAAGTCGTCCTGTGATATAGAACCTTCTTTAAGTTGTTTGGCCGCTTCTGCAACCTCAGGCATCTGCATCATTAAACCTTTAGCATAATCACTAATAGGTACACCGCCTGTTGCAATTAATTCTGTTAGTCCTTCTTTAAGTTCTGGACTTGCATTACCAACTGCGGCTAATACGCCATCAATTGATTTTCTTGTACCATCATCAATACTTTGATACAATGCTTGTAATCTTTTATCGTTAGCTTGAGCTCTTAATGCCTCTGCGGCCTGCTTCCTTGACATACCTGTTGTCTTAGCTAATCCATCAAGTTGCTTGATATAGTCTTGCGTACCTCTGGCTAACTGTGCCGCTGTCATGCTTTGATATCTTCCTGAAATCTTTTGAATCTCTAGATAGTCGTTGGTGAACTCACCAATCTCTTCCATTGACACACCTAACTTCATAATCTCAGGTATTGAACCTTTTAAGTTTCTTTGTAGGTCTGTAAACATTCTAGCACCAGCAGTTGCACCACCA